GGGTAAAAATAACCTGTGCCCGCTTCTACTGCGTATTCAATCGTAATGTCATCATCAGTAGTTGATGTAACAGACTGCTGAACGCCAACCGACCCAAACAAAACCCCCGGGATAGGCAAAACGTAATCAACGACTGTATAGGTTTTATTATTTCCTGAAATGTTTGCATTTGTCACTTTTATCAAATCGCCCGGCTTAAATTGATAAAATGCGAAATCTGTTTTAAAAACTATCCTTTGAGATGTAGATACAAAATTCACCCTCACATCTTTGACCACTTTATTATCCCAACTCGCCACAATATTATTATATGTATAATTATGATTGTATGCATTAAAATCCAAATCCTCAAGTTTGCCCCTCCCTATAGATGCAATAAACCCACCAAGCTCCCCGAACAAATTACCCTCGTACTCAATCATATCACGATCCTTTACAACCTCCGTGAGCCTAAAAACCCCCTTCAGTAACAGAAGACCGTTTGCCCTAAGCTCTGCCTTTGTGGTTTGTGCCGGGTTAAAATTAGAACCTATATTCGCAGCACCGGGAGCATAGGTATTATTACTGCCAAGCTCACCTACAAACCCAAGCAGCTTATTATTGCGAGCCGTACCCGGAAGCACAATCGTTTTGCTAAATGACGTATCACGGCTGCCGTACTTATTAATATCATCAATATTAAAGTTAAGCTGCATCCCAAGATCCTGCCTAATATCAGCAAGCTCACCCTCCAGAAAAAGTTCATAGATCATCGGTATTGTGTATTTTGATCGTAAACATCTATATTAACATCCAATGTTTCAGTTTTATTCTGCAAGCTGTTTTTCATCTCATAGTTCGTATCTGTTATCTGCACAGGGTGAAACAAGCTGCTTTGCTTATCCCACAAATAAACCAAAGGGGAAACTATCAACTCAAACAACCACTTGTATTCCTCAGTATTTAAAATATCCGTTGTCAGCTTCATCTTTGTTTTGAACTTCACACCGTAGGTTTTCATCCCTTCATATCGCACCTTACCAGTGCGGTCAACCATATTAAACCCATTCAGCACCCATTCGCTGCGCTCAAACTTCTTCTTCTCATTATCGGTTAACACATTGCCATTGACAAAGGTAAAGCTATCCCAACCCCCGTAAGCATTTAAAAAGATCAAAGTGTAAGGCGTGTACTTCGAGCACTTTTGTTTTAATGTTTTTGCAGTAGCTAACAAAAATCCTGAAGAAACAATACCGATAGATGTATCGCCGCTTAAACCATTTATTGAAAAATAATGCATCCCATCAATAGCAGTAATCGACCTATTATAATATGTATCATTATTAAAAACACTTACAACCAAAGTGCCACCTGCCGTTATCCTTTTGCCGTTGATACTTAACACCACAGGCTCACCGCTGTAATAATAACTATCGTCAGGTCTATTGGTTAAAAACACGGTGCCGCTACCTAATGCCGCCCCCGACTTATGCATCGGGTGTCGGTTGTATGTATTGTAAACGCGATAAGTACCCGATGCGCTATTCTCTATCGTAGTAGTGCCGCAGATCTCACCATATCTTACATCGTACTCACTCCACCAATAATCTGTGCCCGCATTAATAACTCCAAACGTCCCCGTATATGCCGTTGTCATATCCAAGTCCCCGATATTGCTTGTCTGCAATGCCGACCTAACAATATTGCCAACATTGAGCACACCATATTGATCATCCCCATACGGGCTGTTCGCAATGCGTGTTAATAACTCAGCACCCTTGTAAATATCAAAGATGTACTTCATCCCTGTCACCGCCTTATTCGTGCTGTCCGCCACGTGCCATACGTCCTCATGTGCCGATACATAACCAGATGCCTGCGGAAAACTTTTAATAGTGATTGCCATTATTTTTTCGTTTTAATCTCTTTTACCATATTTTTTAAATTCACAGCTATATCTATACCCAACGCCTCTGCCATTTTAATGTCGAAGTCTTTGAAAGTTTCATTAATAGAATCCTCCCAAAATCCAGTTCGCTTTAAACCTTTCATCTTAATAGAGCGCGCTATTATTTGCGCTAATCTCATATCTTCAGGCTGCCTTTTTTCCCTTCCTATCCTGCCATACTTTTGTACATCCTTTGCCCTTGACTTTAAACCATTACGGCGAATCCACCCACGCATAGCTTCAATATGGCTTTTAGATGGGTTTGCATATCTAAATTTGTAAGGCGAAGTATTATTTTTATTTCCGGGACCTACACCCCTTACGCCCTTATCTACAAATTTATAATAGTCATTTACAAAAACCTCAATAATAATTCCGTTTACCGTTTCTGTTGTTTCAAATCTTATACTCGATGCGAGGCTGCCGGTATCTATTCGATCCATAGCATTTAGTCTATCATCTGCGGCTCTTTCAAATGCTTCAATATATTCAGCTACAACCTGCAACGCCAATGGGATAGATTTGCGCGGAACGAATACAGATTTAGCCACACCCCACCCCTCATAATCAGATGCGCTAATTTTAGCCTGAGCCTGTGCTATTGTTAAAGCCATACGTATTAAATACCCAAAAAACGAAACCCCTGCCTAAGACTAAGCGGGGGGTTAGCTTGCTTGCCATTTATGAACCAACCTATTTGTATTTGTACTTTGCATTAATCTCTTCCATCATTCGCTTTTCATTCTTTTGCTTTTCTTTTATGTAAACCAGATCACTCAAATATTGCAAAATGTTCATATCATAGGCATTGTCTAAGCTGATTCTTTCAAGTTCCGCAACCTGTTCGGTACTGTAAATCCATCCGTAATTTGTTGCAAAGCTGTTTTTATCTGATTCAGATTCTCCGGTGTCGTCACCTTCTCCAGCTCCTTTGTCAAATAGGGATGCAAACTTTTTATCAATTCCACGTATAATAGATAAAAAAAAACCACGCAATTATGAACGTCCACAAATTTAGCGTTAAGCATATCCGCTGCGTATTGACTGTGAAACTTCGCATCGTATTTCTGCTCAACCCATCCGCGCCACGTTTTGCGCATCGGCTTAACACACGATGCCATAAGGTAGTGAATGTCATCTACAAACTCACCCTTCAAAAAATGCTTTGCCTCAATATACCTCGCCGCCGGTATTTCGGTTATTTCGTGTACGAATTTATACCTTTTGCCATTCGCCTCTATGTACTTTTTGGCGGTCTTATCAAAGTCAAGTTTCTCCAAAAACTTATAATCTTGCTCTTTTTCAATTAGCTTTTTAAACGGCCAACTATCTATTTCGTCAATAGGATAACCCTCGCAAATGGATATGATCTCAGTTAAGATGTCGAGGTTGGTCTTATCCGTTTGCTTTAATACCTTGTAAAGCTGCTGATACTGCCTTACCGTTAAATCATTCCAGTTCATATAAAAACGTATTTTACATCGTGCTTCCTTTCCTGAAACTGAGCCCACGCCAAAGCTAAGGCATTTACACAATCATCGTGCATCCCTGCGGGTGCATTAAACCTTACGCCAGTCCGGGTGTATTCGTACTCAAAAGATTCTAACTCCTTAGTTATAACCCCTTCAGGAAAGCCTACCTTGCGTTGATGAATAGCAGACTGCAACCCCTCCATTAGTTGCTGCTTAGAGGTTGCTGAATACTTAAATCCAAAAACATTCGGTCGCTGCCTTTGCAGATCCTCCACAATCGGATCGCCAACGCCCGTGCTATCCACTTTGATCGGAGCTTTCGGTAACTGCAAAATGATCTGCTTCGTTATATTCCAATCCTTTTGAAACCGCTCAAAGTATGCCACCTGCCCGAACCGATCCAGCCCGATTATTACCGTCCAGTCAAAGGATTTCGCCAAATCTACCCCATAACATACAGGCTGCTCGATACTTTGCGGCATCGTACATTGTTTGATGAACTGAAAGCCAAAGGGATTCGCTACGTTATCGTTAAACTCTGCAAGGTACTCCTGCTTAAAAGCCAAAGCAGGCAAATCTTTTTCAGCTGAATAAATCTCTGAAATATCAATAAAAGGGTTTGTACTTGTCGGCATCTGCCAGCTTGCCCATCCCTCTTCGCCCGTTTGCCCACGCATCCAGAGCTTGTAAAAATCGTTTTTTCCTTTTGGGGTACTCATAAACCACGCCCCGCCCTTCAGGTCGGTAAGCGTCGGGCGTATTGATTGCGTCCACGCATCCCAAAGGTCTTTTACGAATGCCGCCTCATCCACAATCGCCACCTTATATTTTCGTGATCTGCCAGCGTTCGGGTTATCCAAACTCCAAAACTCGATAATCCCGCCCGTAACCAATTCAATAAATTGTTGATCATGTTTTCGCTTTATTACCTGTTCTAAGGCATTATAACACTCTTTGAACGTTCCCTCGAGTAGTTTATACGTCGGGGCAAAATAGCCCACAGGATACCCCTCTAATGCGCCCTCAACCAAAAGATTAACGCTCAGCTTCGACTTGCCAAATCTACGGCCACAGTTAAGGACATTAAAGCGTTTAGCCTCGTTAATAATTTTCTGTTGATTCCGGTGCAGTTCCGGTAACCTGACCTGTATTTCGCTCATAAACTACTTTAATCGTTTGCCCGCCCGAATGCTCAGTCTGTTCCTTAGGCTTACCCATTGCCCTCGTTATTATCGTTTCAATGTTGTAAAGGCTGCCCTTCTCAATGCTTTTTCTAATCGCACCCGCCACCGCCTTTTCCAATACCGTTGCCTTCGGATTCTCAAAAGCCTCCTTCAGCTCGTTCATATCCATCGACAGCAAAGCCATCAATGTATCGTTAATCTCTGAAAGTTTATAACCCTGATCCTTCAGCAAAGATACAATCTTGCGAGGTCGCCCGTTCGGGTTTCCGCTTTCGCCGGGCTTAAATTGATGAGATTCTATGTTTTCAGAATTAGGCATTCGCTGTTACTTCGCTGTTTAATTGAGCGGCAAGGTCGCTCCGAACGCCATCTCCCGACTGGAAGCCGGGCGCACTACCTTGTGCTATTGCCGCATTTTTACGCTCTTTCAAAGATACTTTTTTCCCTTTATACATTCCTGCTCCCATTTCATCTATTTTGCTGAATGGTAGTATAGGAACTGTAATTTCACAAGTTTTATTTATTATATATATATATCTAATTTGGAAGCCGTCAAGCATTTTACCGCCATTTTGCTTAATCCAATTAGTTCCGCTTTTGCCGTTGCTTTCTTTTGTTCTATGTGCCGAACTTGTTAAGCTACATACTACTTCTCCGTTTGGCATTTGGTAAGTGCTTGTATTTTTATTTACTCCAATAAGCTTAAAGCCACTTGCTCTATAAATTGTTCCGTCTCCGCATAAGTTTCCGTCACTAAAACTTAATATCCATTTTATATGCGGTGCGTTCTTTTTAATTAATTTAATAGTAATTGCTATACACCTACTTTCTGAATATTTAGGCAGGTATTCATCAAAAGCCATTCTATTAAGTTCTATTACCTCATTCCATTTAGTGTCCTTTACATAATGAATAACCTTTGCTTTTACCATTGGACTTCCGTAACTCAATACCCCGTGCAGCTTTCCGTCTAAAAAGCAGCCAAAGTGTAGGGTGCTATTTGGCACTACCTTTCCGCTATAATGATGTTTCTTTACAAACTCATTTGCAATTTTAGAAGGTATTACTTTAACAATTATTTCCTTTGCTCTGCCCATTGCATTATAATTAAATAAAGTGCGTTTCCGTTGCTATTTTCGTTGCCCATTGTTTCGGCATACTTATACTCTTCTGTTTCCTTTATATCTGCTATTGCGTTTTTAATTTGTGTTGCCTGCTCATCTGCTAAAGTAAAAGTCATTTGTTGAAATGGTGCTTTATCTCCATCAGGTAAAGTAAAATCAGTGCCTAAGCCATCCGCATTCATATCAAACCCCGGCACTTCCAACCCCCATCCCTCCAGCTGTTCCGTATCCCAATCGTTATTTAATTCGTTCCAATCCCACTCACCAAAGCCGACGTTATCTTTAATAAGAAATTCCGCCTTTTGTTCTTCAGTCCATTCATCTGCAAGGATTATGGGTAATTCTTTAAATCCTAAATCCTTTGCTGCTTTCAATCTCATATTACCACCCAATACAACAAACTTGCCATCGGTATCGGTAAAGCAAACCAGCGGGCGTTTGTTAAGCATATCCGGGAAGTCCTGAATACTTTTCTTTAATTTCTCAAACCGCTCGTCTTTTATCGTGCGAGGGTTTTTTGGGTTTGGTTTAATTTTGTTTATTGGTACTATCATCAAAGATGGTTTTTGGTTTGTTACTAAATATATTCCTTAATCTTTGCATTGATTGTTCTTCCTTCCAATAGGCATTACAAAGCGCATATCTACGATCTTGATCGTACTTCTGCATTTCACTACTTCCCATGCAGCGTTGAAGATAATCGTCTTTCGTTTCGTTTTTATTCGGCGTCGGCATTATAGTCCAAATTTAATGATTAATCTACGAATGGCATCATAATAGCAGGCTTTACACCATTTGTTTGGTAACCAGTTAATATCAATCTCCTCTTTATAAATACGCTCAATCTCATTTTTACATTCAGTTGTAATCTCACGAATGTATCCAACACGAACGGTCATCCATTCGTTTTCATATTTCAGGAATGTTTGTTTATTGGTTTGCATACATTTGATTCATTTCGATAATGTAACTTTCTTGTTCGTAAGGCAAATATAACTTGCCATCGTCATATATCCTGCACCACTTATTGTAAATCGCTCCCGCCTTATTTAATCCTTCGTCTTTCATATTCCTGTATTCAGAGCCATTGCCAACATCAGCACCTACATGAGTCGCGTTCATGCCGTGAATATAGTAATTTAAAAACCCTGCTTTTGTCAGTCTATATGAATAGTCACTATCCTGCATTCCATAAGGATCTTGATCTGTATTGAAATAACCTATCGTATCAAATGCTTTCCGTGTAATAAGTGAGCAACCGAAAACACCCCACGAAGGATGAACTTTTATTCCGTTTATTACTTGCATATCAGGTAAATGCTCAACGCAATAAATAGCACTCATTCCCGTTTCAGGTATTGCATCTGCCGCCTCAATCATTCTATCTAACCAACCTGCAGGCATCGTAATATCATTCGCACAAATAGCAACATTATCAAAACCCTTATCTTCAAAAAAGTATTTCATCCCGTAGTTAATAGCAGCGGCAATGCCAAATATTTCAATCTCAAGCAATTCATATTCGCATCCTATTTTCTTAATAGAATGCAAAGTATTAATTGAATAGTCCTTTCGCTTATAATTTAGGAATATTATGCCTGTCATTGTATCCTATAAATTTAGCAGGCACGCCTGCATATTTACATTTTTCTTTTAATTCAGTTCGCTTTGTTATCACAGCTCCCATACCTATCATACACCCATTAGGTATTTTTACCTTTTGATGCACCGCTGCATTCATTCCGATATTTGTATTCTCACCTACCTCAACGAACCCTCCTAAGCTAACACCTGCAGAAATAGTAACCCCATTCTTTAAAATACAATCATGCGCAATATAGGAATGCTTCATAAGATAACAATCTTTGCCTATTATTGTCAAACTTTCAGCTCCGCTATCTATTGTGACAAGCCCAGTGATAATTGTTCCGCTCATTATGTAGACGCCTTTACTTTCGTTTTCTCTTCCTTTCCATTCAGGAGGAGCACCTATAATGCAATACGGTCCTATTGTAACTCCATCCTGGATAATTACATTATCGTAAATGACAGCTGTAGGATGGATTATGGTTTCTTTACTTCCCACGTTGTTAGAATTGAAGCGGCAAAAGCTGTGAATAAAATTTTAACGTACTGCTCAGGTACTGCCCACAAAAGTAAGGCAGTCCAGAACGATAAACAAAAATTGCAAGTAAATGGTTTTCGGTTTAAAATCTTTATTCTTTCAGGTACTCTAAGTACGTCAATAAAGAAAAAAGCAAACATAAATGCAGTTAAAGGTATGATCCAAATCATATGATCTTTTTTAATTTGATTGGTTTAATTTCTTTTATGTAGGTATCAATAGCATTAGAAGGGACTTTCGTACCGTTCACCCGGTAGTTAATATATTCCCAAGCCTCCTCCAGAATATCGTTTATATTCTCAGCATTAACAGATTCCGATACATCAAAAACAATATCCATACTCGCTACAACGTAATTGCCTATCATCTTACCGTTTATTGCATCATTGATTTTTGTCCGTGCTGCTTTCATAATCTTTTGCACCTGCTTAAAAGGCATCCTAACATCTTCGCTTATTTTCGTCATTGAACCCTTATCTAAATACAGAGAAACCATTGCCCGCTCCACCCAGTGCAAATCCGCCTCAAGGCTTTGCTCTACTCTATTTAACATAATATCTTTATCCCTATTATACTCTTCTTCTTCAATCTCAATATTATTATTAAATTCAGTTGTATGCTTTCTGTAGGTACGGAAAAACTTTCCTTTCTGAAATATCATCCTTTGCACTATCCCAGTGGAATAATACATCAGTTGTCTGTTGGTGCTAAGCTCAATAATCTTTGCCTCAGGCTGATTGCAAAGTACAAAAAATAGTTCAGACTTCAAATCTTCGTTACCTGCCCCGGCATCGAACTTGCCAAGCATTTCATCAAGTTCACGGCTTCTAAACAGATCCGTAAGAATTTGGTTTTTGGTGTATACAACCGAATGATTCATCGAACTCGATATTTTTATGGTTTAAAAATAGGATATTTTCCTCGCCTTTGCTAACATTAAAAACCTGATCTCTTACAAACGGATTCATACAGTAACCTAAGTTTGTTTTAAAATGAACACCATCGACAAGGCTTTTAGTCCTTTCTGCTGCCATAACCCAAAAAACACAACTTCTGCATTGTTTTTCCATAATGTAACCCAAATTAGTAAAAGACTCAATCCATCGATTTTTCGCGTTTCCTTACTTTCCCCCCCCCAGTAAAACACATTTTTCCGGAGGAGGGTAACAAATATAGATAAAATCAAGTCATCAAGTCTTTTAATTTTAATGTTTTGGTTTTCAATATATTACGTGGTGACTTGATTTTTTAAAAAGGTTTTTGGATCGAGTCATCAGGTACATTTTTGTCGTTTTTTACCTTTTCAACGCATATCTCGTTAATCCTTTCCGACCCTTGGCGACGCGATCCGACTTGATAATCGAACCTTTCAGCGGCTTCATCAATACCTTTTCTAAACCTTTTTTGGCTGTAATCCTTCCGCTCAAGATCATTAGTTACGAGAAAATCGTTGTACAGCGATTTAAACGCCTCGTATTTGCCTTCCTTTTCTTTTATGTGGTTATCCCACCAATCGAGGAACTCCTCGCCAAAATTGAGCCTTATATGCTTACGCTTTAGTTTTTCACCATTTGCCACGTCCTTGACGCCATCGTGCAGGTAAAAGGCAACGGCTAAGAACATCAGATTATAAAACCTATTCCATTCATCTTTATCCCAATCGTCAAAAAGTTTATGCCCGAAATGATCCATCGGAGTGTACTTTGAGCTGAAGGCATTACTGAACTCAAACACCCGTTGCCTACGTTTAGCGTGGTCGCCTGTGGATGGGATCGTGTAGTTTGTGGTAAATAAGATCTTAGGAGAATCTTTATAAGGTATAAAAAGTTCATCCTTGTTTTTCTTTTCAACCGTAACGCCTTCCGTAATTATTGAGTAAAAACCCTCGAAGTCCACGTTGCGGCGGACGTCCTCAATAGCTATTATTTTGGTATCCAACCCTACGCGCTGGAAGGCAAAGTTCTTATCCAGTTTAAAGTTCTTCCCATCCACGCGCTCAATATTTGACATATAGCTTAATGCCTTTACAAGTATGCCCTTGCCTGTGCCACCGCCTTTCTTTTCATCTTCAGTTTCTTCTGCAAGGATAACCGCAAAAGGGCGGGCGGGGTCTTTATACTGATGCAGCAGGTAACCCATTAGGCTCATAAGATATTGCACGTTGCCTTCATCATTGCCGGATACCATTTGCATAAACCGCCAAAACTCGCAAAGATCCTCAGCAAAGTCAAAGTCCACATCAATATCAAAGTCTATTACCTGACTTTGCCAAACAACGTGCCCGACCTCGCCGTAGCTTAGCAGCTTCGCACCGTTGGCATCTACTTTTACAATACCGTTACGGAAAGGGAAGTATGATGTTGTCGCATCGTCTTTAAGTAGGTCAATATCTTTGGCATCCATAAACTCAAGGAAGCCGTTGCCGAAATAGGCATCAGATCCTTTCATTACGATCTCAAGTAATTCGTTTGGTGTGATGTTGTCAAACTTAGCCGGAAGGGATTGGATGTAATTCTTTACAAACTTTTTAATCATTTCCGTTGATGCCTCTTGCACGAAGCCATCTTTTTGGAACACGAGGCGGAAGATGTTTGACTTTTTATCGTAAAAGAAAAGATGGAATCCTGAGCTATAAAGAAACTCGCACAGCTTGTGGCGTTGCAGGTTTATTGTTTTGCCGCTCTTTGTTTCGTTTACTTCCCAAAATGCCTGAATGGTATCGCCGCGCTCCCCGGTTATTTCATCAAGTAATATTTCGGCTTCGCGTTTAGGTTTGTTGTGTTCGGTTGTAAGTACATCAATGATTCGATCTTTATTATGCCCTGCTGATATTAAGCGATTAACAACTACTGATATTTTTTTTTCAATGAATCCGCCCTGCTCGCCGTAACCTTGCTTTATTAATTCCTTTGCGGCTTTGCTGTAATCTCCATTATGTTCTAAGATAGTGTAAACAGCATAATGATTGTAGCCTTTGCCCGGCTCAAACTGGCTTGAGGTGGTGAATACTTTAAACAGCTTTAATCCTTTATGATAATCGCCTGAGCTTTTGGATTCCGTTTGTCCTGGGCGTTTGAAGACAACCCTTTCAGTTGTTTCGTTTACAATCGTCCATCCATTTTTTGTAAGTACGGAAACAATATCGCCGCGCTCGTTAAAATCCTGCCAAGGTGTTTTTGAGTATCCGCTTTGATATTCGCGTACGGTTTGCACAGGCTCAATGATTTCATTGAAGGATCTGCAAATAGATAAAAGCTGATCGCGTTCATCTATTGTCAAAACCTGTATATTAAAATCATTCTGCCTTTCATAACCTTCGGTTGGCGGTGCGATAACATAACCACCCTCGCCGCGGGTTTCAATCAATACAACTTGTTTGACGTGCGGGTTTTCTTTCAGCTCTGATTCAGTTGCCAGGCGGCTCGCCAGTTTAATATTGCCTTCTATTGTTTCGCATCGGTAATAAAAATGATACCCTCCGGACTTTGTTTTAACAATATAAAGTTTACTAATTAGTGAACCGATCTCAGTTACCAAATTTTGGTAAAGTATCCCGGTTACATCATTTTTAAGGTCAATATCTATTACCTCAAGACCACCGGAAACCGCCCCGCAAACTACGGCTATGCCCTTAGCCTTCGGGTGTGCAAATTGTCGCTCCAGTTCCTGATCAGTAGCAATGCGGGTTTGGTATCCCTTCCACGCCATTATAGCGCGTTTTGTATCGCCTGTAGCTATTATGGAGAGATTGTTTTGTTTATAGAATAGTGCAGATTTTAACATATTAAATGCTATATTTTTTAACGATTGGAGTCACCTCCTTAATAAATTTGCTGTGATTTTTTTCTTTGATAAAGAATAGTACTTTTACTTTCTTTTCTCCTTCGGGTAGGGGCTGTCGCCCGCGTTGTTTCTTTTTGTCCATAAAATTTATTTTTTACAAAAGTATAAAAAATATTTGTTTATTAAAAATATTCTTTTTAATTTCGCATTAATTAAATCGTTAAGCATATGTATACAATTCAAAACAAACAGCTCACTTTTCTCGATGCGAGGTATTATAAAACCGATGATGGAGGTTTTGTGCCGTCCGTAACCCACGTGTTGGATTTTTACCCAAAGGGCGCAGGCTATTACAACTGGCTTAAGGAGGTCGGCAAAGATGCGGATGAGATCCGTGACGAAGCCGGGCGGCGTGGGTCGGTAGTTCACAAACTTACTGAGGATTACGATCAGGGCAAAGAGGTTAACCTTATCAACCCGAACGGCTCAATAGATTACAAGCTCAATGAATGGGCAATGTTTGAGCGTTATGTTGAATTTCGCAGTAGGTTTCAATTTGTAACCGACTGCATCGAGCTTAATATTATCAGCAAAGAATTAGGATACGCGGGCACGATTGACAGGATTATTGATCTAAATGGTGTTAAAATATTAATGGATATTAAAACATCGAATGCCATTTATTCATCTTACTGGCTGCAGCTTGCCGCTTATCGTAACCTGCTGAAATCGCAAGGTATCAATGTTGATAAGGTTGCAATCTTATGGCTCAATGCTAAGACGCGCACGGAAGGCAAAAAGGATGCAATACAAGGCAACGGCTGGCAGCTTTTGATTAAAGATAATAGTGCGATTGACTTAGGTCTTTTCAATGCTACATATCAGCTCTGGTCGATTGAGAATGCAGGAAGTAAACCCAAACAATTAACCTACCAAATAAGCCATAAGTTATGAGATTAACTATTAATTACCCGGTGGATATTAATTCAGAGATCTTTGACGTAAGATTTACGGCTGAGTGCTATATGACTAATGACGGCATCGGATACCACGATTATTGTGGTGTAAGTAGTTTTGATGCTGGCAGGGATTATTTAGCCATTGAGGATATTGAATGGGATGAATTCCTCTATACTCTTGAGGAAAACAACGAGATCCGTAAGATCACAAAAACATACGATTTTCGTAAAACATTAAAAGCTGAATATTTAAACGCAATTGAACCATAAACTTTTAACCACGCCGGCTCTGGTCACCCGGTATTAATTATGGGCTTAAGCAACACAACAGGAGGGATCACTTACCTGAATTTGAAAGAGGGCAAATTTGCCCGCAAGAACGCCAACGGCGACATCGATTTATTTGATGCGGTGGAAGGGTTAATTACAGGCATCGAGTTTCAAGATGATGAGTACAACGGCACGAAGTTCCGCAAGCTGAAAATTACGCTTGAGGATGAAAGCCAAAAGTATTTAGTGCAGGTGCGCACCGATTCCGGGTATTATCGCGGACTGACAAACAGCATCGCAACTGCTGATATTAATCAGCCTGTGAAGCTGATCGCGAACAGCAAACTAGGAGATAACGGAAAACCGCAAACCACGATCTTTGTTAATCAGAACGGCAAGGCGTTGAAATGGAAATGGTCAAAGGACAACCCAGGTGAACTGCCTGAGCTTGAGAAGGTAAAGGTGAAAGGGCAAATGGTTTATGATAACAGCAAGCAGCTCGAGTATTTTGAGAGGTTCTGGCTTTCATTGAAACAAGTTGAAAAACCAATACCGGAGGAAGAAACTCCGTTTTAATCTGTCACCTTATTCACCTCCCGCTATTATTAACTTTACAACGGTCAGTAGATTAATATGAAGGGGGCGGGGGGTGATTTTTTATTCACGAGCTTAAATTAAACAATTATGTTATTCAGAGATCATTTTCAAAATTATAAAGGTTATCAAATACCAAAGGCGCAATTAATCATTGCAGACATTCCATACAATTTAGGCAATAACGCTTATGCTTCAAATCCTGCATGGTATAAAGATGGTGACAATTCTAATGGGGAAAGTGAATTAGCTGGCAAATCTTTTTTTGATACGGATGAAGATTTTCGGCCTGCTGAGTTTATGCATTTTTGCAGCACTATGTTAAGATCAGAGCCTAAAAAGCAAAAGATTGAAGGTGAGGGAAGACAAAAAAGTGAAGCACCTTGTATGATTGTTTTTTGTGCTTTTGATCAGCAAATGTATTTGATTGAACTTGCAAAAAGATATGGGTTAAACAACTACATAAATTTAGTTTTTCGCAAAAACTTTTCTGCACAGGTATTAAAAGCCAATATGAAAGTTGTTGGTAATTGTGAATATGGTTTAATACTTTACCGGGATCGGCTGCCTAAATTCAGGAATGAAGGCAAAATGATTTTTAATTGTATTGACTGGCCACGAGATACCGAAAATGAAAAGCTGCATCCAACACAAAAGCCGGTTGAATTATTAAAAATATTGATTAAAATTTTTACTGATGAAAATGATGTTGTAATCGATCCGGTTGCAGGTAGCGGTTCAACACTAATTGCAGCGGAGGCATTGAATAGAAAAGCATACGGATTTGAGATTAAAAAAGAATTTTTCACAAAGGCTACAAATTGGATAAATGAGGAAAGGATAAAAAGAAAAGAGATTGCCGAATTAGGATTTGCAAAAACAATAATTAGCAAACATACGCCAACATTATTTTAATGCAACCCCGCCCCTACCAAATCGACATAGCCAACCGCGCCGCTGATATCATCCGGCGGCATGGTTTGGTTTATTTAGCCATGCAGGTAAGGACAGGCAAAACCGCTACAGCTTTACTAACCGCTGAGAATCTGTCGCAAAAAAAGGTATTATTTGTGACAAAAAAGAAAGTGATTGATGGCATTTTAGCGGATCATAAGGCATTGAATTTATCCTTTGAGATTGCAGTAACCAATTATGAGCAGTTGCATAATTTGCAATACTTGCCGGATCTGATAATAGTTGATGAGGCTCATTGCTTAGGTCAATACCCCCGCCCGGCAAAGAAGGTTAAAATACTCAAAGCATTATGCAAAGGTAAGCCGATTATTTATTTAAGTGGCACGCCAACGCCTGAGAGCTACTCGCAATTGTTTCACCAGTTACATATCAGCAGTTTTTCACCTTTTAAGGATTATGTGAATTTTTATAAGTGGGCGCAGGATTACGTGGACATCCGGCTCAAATACTTCAAAGGATTAAAAGTAAACGATTACTCAAACGCAAACCAAACAAAAATCAAAGCCATGACAGATCATTTAATTATCCCATTTACCCAAGAGGAAGCAGGGTTCAAACAGGACGTAGAAGAAATTACGATCGGCATTACCATGCAGCCATCGACCTATTACCTAACCGATAAGCTAAAAAAGGATCGCATCTTTTACGGCAAGGATGGCAACGTAGTGCTTGCAGATACCGGCGCAGCACTTATGAGTAAGCTGCATCAATGCTTTTCCGGGACGGTAATAGATGAAAAGCAGGAGGGCTTAGTGTTTGACAGGTCAAAGGCTTACTGGATCAAAGACCATTTCAAAGATAAAAAGATCGCTATCTTTTACAAATACAAGGCTGAGGAGATTATGCTTTATTTGACATTCGGGTACGATAAATTCACCTCAGATCCTGCGGAGTTCGCCAAAAGCGATTCTAAGTGGTTTCTATCACAAATTCAATCCGGGCGTGAAGGTATTAACCTTAGCACGGCGGACGCGCTTATTATGCTTAATATCGACTTTAGTGCGGTAAGCTATTGGCAGGCGCGGGCGCGGATGCAGAATAAAGACCGTGAGGAGGCATCTAAAGTATATTGGCTATTTGCGGAGGGAGGGATTGAGGAGAATATATACAAGGCTGTGAAGGATAAAAAAGATTATACTTTGAGCTATTTTAAGAATGATTACGGGATTGAGTAAATAACGGCCAGCCGCTTGGTGTAACCGGGAATGAATACCGGCAAGGGGAGCAACCTTATTAAATTAGGGGGGTGCGGGTTCGAATCCCGCAGCGGCTGCAAAAAAATAATTTCAAAAAAATATTAAAAAAAGTTTTGCACTTTGGGGAAAAGTATTATCTTTGTGTAACAAAACAAAAAAGCCATGACAACAACAATCACTTTAAAAAACAGCAAATGTGTTTTTGAAATCAATTTTCAAAGCAAAAAAGTAGATGGATCAGATTTAAAAGACGTTTACAATTATCCTGTATGTTATAACAAAACAAGCAGATCATTAAAGAAAGCTGCTAAAGCTTTGCAAGAAGCATGGAATGATGAAATGACAATGTACGGAGCTATGGATGTATTAGATAATAATGGAATCACAATGCGCTCATATTGTTCAATGGATTAATTAACCCACGGGGGCAAAGCCCCCTTTTAAACCCTACAGCCATGCAACAAAAATCAACAGACCTCCCAGCAAAGTACGCTTACATATTTGTAGCGATCGTTGTTATTCTCGGACTGATAGCAGATAGTTTTTAGTATGGAATCCAAAATCCAAGCCAGCATAAAGGCACGCTTTGAGCGGGCGGGCTGGATGGTTGTGAAACTTATCCAAACCAACTGCAACGGCATCCCTGATCTAATGTGCCTGAAGAACGGCAAAACCATATTCATTGAAGTGAAGCAGCCGGGAAGGGATGCTACTGAGCTGCAGAAATACCGGCACGCCGAACTGATCAAACAAGGCTTCACCGTCCACGTATTAACAACCGAAAAAGATTTGATAATATGAAAGACTTAATAATTATCAACCTCCTTGCCATTATCTGCATAATGTCAATATCAATTTATCAAGTAATTAAACACCATAATAACAATGACAACTGAACAAGCCGTAAAAGCGATTGCATCGCATCTTGAGGTGCACCTGCACAGCGTACCTCAATCCCTACTTGATAAGATCACAAGCATAATAAACCGAACGCGAACAATAGTAAAGAAAGAGGTAATCCTTCAGAACCTAAAAAGCGAACGCCCCAACCTGCAAAAGGAATGGGAGAAAATATGCGCCATTCATTTAGTTGACCCAAAGGAAGCAAAAAAAGGACGTAGGCAGGAACGCATTGGAGCAAAAGCCCATTTCGTAAGATATTTGTTACTCAATTACAAGTACATTAATCTGATGGATTTAGCGCGTTTTTTTGGCAATGATCACACCACAATCATTCATTTACGCGATAAGGCAAAAGCACCCTGCCCGATCCCGCCGTTTTATCAAAAGAAAAGATTTATTATTACTTCTCAGGTGAATCCCTAATAATCTTTTGCAGCTTTCTTAATGCAAGGTTAATGGTGTTATAAGCGTTTTTGCGGGCTTTTATCTGATCTTCCTGCTCTTCATCGTAATTATTAAATGAGGCGTCCTCAAGGGTTGTAATGACCGTAAGGGCGCATTCTATTACAAGCGTCAAATCGTATTCAGGCTGATCTATTTTTTGCTCTTCGCTCATAGGATTTTGCCTTTATGGATGCGATAATTGCGGACGTGGAAATCTTTGCCATTTTCTGACAAGTCAACTATTGCCATGCCGTGCGCCCATTTGTTGATTGGTAGGTAAGCGGGGTTTAATTCGCAAAGGCATCCGAGCGACCATGTTGTAGTGATTTCGCCGTTCATATTGCTTTCTGTATGTTCACTTACCGCGTGATTATGTCCCTGCATGGCAGTTACTTTGCCACGCAAAAATAACCCCCTTGCAATGTTTACAGGACTGAAGATGGACTGGCCGAATTCATGACCGTGTACTATATTCAAGTCATTGGCTTTCATTATGCGCTTATCGCTGATTAAATCAATGCCGCGTGTATCTAATCCTAATAAATGTTTTAGCTCAAATTCACGCACCCCAAGCAGCTCAGGGGCTACCCGCATCAAATAGTTCT